CCACGGTCGGTTGCGCCGAGGAAAATTAAAACCACGAGAAGATGACCGCTACGTTGCAATGCTTAATCACATGGAGACAACACAACCTTTTCATTTAGTAGATGCAGTAAACGGAATTACAGTTTCAGCCCTTGCAGCCAAGATTGAACAGATGAAGCCAGACATTGTGTTTGTAGACGGTGTGTATTTGATGATGGATGAGTTAACTGGTGAGATGAACACACCTCAAGCAATTACCAACATTACCCGTGCAATGAAGCGTTTAGCACAGCGTATTGACCTTCCAATCATTATTACTACACAGACTTTGTTGTGGAAGATGCGTGCTGGAAAGGTAACTGCAGACTCTATTGGTTATTCCTCCTCATTTTTTCAGGACTCAGATGTAATCCTTGGACTAGAGCCAGTAGAAGAGGATGAAAAGATTCGTTTGCTTAAAGTTGTTGCAAGCCGTAACTGTGGTCCTACAGAAGCACCACTTACATGGCGTTGGTCTACAGGTTGTTTCCACGACGAAGAAGAAATGTTGAAATGTGAATTTTGCTCCAGTTGGAGTGACCTAGATGATGATTGATGTTGAAAGAGTTCTTCTTTCTTTAGACATTTCACTTACCGCACAACGTGGTGATGAAGTACAGGGTTTATGCCCAATGCACAAGTCACGCACTGGTAAAGAAGATGTTCACCCAGATTGGTGGATTAACTCTGTTACTGGAGTTCACTTTTGTTTTTCTTGTGGTTATAAGGGAAACATCTACACACTTGTTGCCGATGTTAAAGGCATGGATTATTTTGATGCTAAAGATTACATAGACTCAAGTGAAACACTGCCTGTGGATGTGCTGTTAAGGCGTATCAGAGAGTTGCCACAGTACATCCCATACGAAGAAGAAGTCATAGAAATGAGTGAGGCTCGTTTAGCGGTGTTTACAGAACCGCCAGATGTAGAACTTAAAAAACGTTTCTTGAAGAGGGATGCAGTTACTACCCATCAAGTTCTATGGGATATAAAGAACGAAGCATGGATTCTCACTATCCGTGACCCAGAAACTTCTAAGTTGTGGGGGTGGCAAGAGAAGGGTGCACGAGGAAGATTTTTTAAGAACCAACCTCCTGGAGTAAAGAAATCTAAAACAGTTTTTGGTATTGAGTGTATAGATGAAGAACGTGCACTCATCATTGTTGAATCACCGCTTGATGCAGTACGTCTTACAGGTTTAGGTCACAACGCTATTTCTACATACGGAGCAATCCTGAGCGAAGACCAAGCCAAGATTATGCGCCGTGTCCCCCAAGTCATTGCAGCATTCGATAACGACCAGGCTGGAAAGAAAGCCTGTGAGCAAATGATGGGGTTCTCACGTAAATACGGAATGGACTTAAAGTTCTTTAATTATGATGGTATAGATGTTAAAGACGTTGGAGATATGGTTGAGTCTGAGATTGCAAATGGCTTAGAGACAGCCAAAGACAGGGTTTGGGGTAAGGCAGCGTACCTATGATGGACTTGCGGGATAAAGACAGACCTCTTCACGTTTGCATTTGTGGTTCCACATTGTGGACCGTTCAAGCAATATTTGAAGAAGGAGAAATATCCCTGTATATGTTAGACATGGAATGTTCGTTGTGTGGAAGTCTTGCTACTGCGCCTACCCCCATAGACAATGTTTAAGGGAACTCTTTTTCCTTACCAACCAGAGGCCGTAGACCGAATGGTTGCTCGTAAGAAGATGCTTGTTGCATACGAAATGGGTCTTGGAAAAACTTGTATGACTATTGCTGCGCTTGAAAAACTTAAGGAAAAAGGAACACTTACTAAACCAACTTTAATTATTGCATTATCAAGTTTAAAATATCAATGGCAAAAAGAGATTAATAAATTTTCAGACGATTACGCATCAGTAATTGACGGCTCTGCAGCAACTAGAATGATTCGTTGGGAACGAGATATGAGTTGGGAACAACACACGGGTTACATAATTGCTAATTACGAAACAGTTGTTGCTGATTGGGACATTATTAAAGACTATGAATGGGGAGCAATAGTTTGTGATGAAGCCACTGCTATTAAAGGGTTTAAATCACAACGTTCTAGGACAGTTAAAAAAATTGCTAGAAATATACCAATTAGGTTTGCCTTAACTGGAACACCAATTGAAAACGGACGACCAGAAGAGTTGTACAGCATTATGCAATTTGTAGATGATTCTATACTTGGTCGTTTTGATTTATTTGACCAAACATTTATTGTACGTAATCATTTTGGTGGAGTACAACGTTACCGCAACCTCCCTATATTTCATGAGAAAATGAAACAAGTATCTGTGCGTAAAACCCAAAAAGACCCAGACGTAGCACCGTATCTCCCAGAGACCATTCATTTAGAACCAGATGTAATTACATTTGATAAATCTAGTAAAGACTTGTATAACACAATTGCCGCAGAATTACGCACAGATTTATTAAACGCCCAAGAGTTATTTGGAATTTCTTTTTCTTTAGAAGCGCATTATGGGGGAGGATTCCAACCAGGAAACCCTGCAGATGAAATGCGTGGAAGAATCATGAGCAAAATAACTGCTATGAGAATGCTCTGCGACCACCCACAGTTACTGCGTAACAGCGCTACAAAGGCAGCAGCCAAGGAAGGGGAAGGTTCTGAGTATCTTCTAGGGTTATCGGAAGAGGGTCGTTTAGATAAGCCTTCCAAGTCCCCAAAACTAGAAACTCTTATTGGTTACATTGAAGACCACCTAAACAGCGATGAAAATGCCAAAGTTGTTGTGTTTACTTGTTACCTGGGGATGTTACCCATCATTGAGTCTGCGCTTAACAAAAAGAAGATAGGTAACACACTTTACTCAGGAATGATGAATTCTAAGGAAAAAGAAGAATCTAAAGTTCTTTTTCAAACCTCTAAAGAAGTTAGGGTACTTATCTCCACTGATGCTGGCGGCTACGGGGTGGATTTACCCCAAGCCAATCTTCTGATAAACTATGATTTACCTTGGTCATCAGGTACAGCAGTTCAACGAAACTCCCGTATACGAAGAGCCTCTAGTACTTGGAAGAGCGTTATTATCCAAGACTTTCTTATGGAGGGTTCTATTGAGGAGCGTCAGTATCAAATGCTTAACCAAAAAACGGCGGTAGCAAACGCCATTATTGACGGTGAAGGCATAAACACCAAGGGTGGTGTAGATTTAACCGTAGGAAGTCTCTTGAACTTTATTCAGGGACAGTAGGAGGGGAAAATGGCAAAAGTAAAACCAACAGAAAATCGCAACGCAGACGAGACAGACTTAATTGCTCGTACAAAAAAGTATGCGTTTTTGAAATCACAACTTGATTACTTAGAGAAGGAACAGAAAGCACTTCGTGAAGAACTGTTTGAAGTTCTTGATGGCGAAGGAGAGGTTGACGATAAAGGAAACGTCATAATTCAACTTCCTCAAGCGGTTGATGGGTTTAACTCAATCATTAAACAACGTCGTGTAACTCGCAAAGTTGACGAACTAAAAGCAGAAGAAATTATTGCTGCACATGGTCTAGAAGATACTCTTTACAAGACAGTTCGCATGGTTGACGAAGATGCGTTGATGGCTGCTTTGTACGAAGAAGTTCTTACAGAAGAAGAAGTAGATGAAATGTATCCACCTAAAATTGTTTGGGCATTGGTACTAAAAAAATAACTATGGCTGGTCTACGTGGTCAAGACGAAATTGAAAAGGCATTTGCCGATTTAGAATATCTTCCTGGTTCAAAGAAAAAGAAACGCAGAGAAGAAGACCCAAAGGTTTCTCGCCGTAAGGCGGGAGAAACAAATGGTTGGGATGAAAAACCAATCATGAAAACATTAGGCGGAAAAGAAACTGAAGTATTTACAATCAGTGCGTTAGCACATGCATTGGAAAAGTCTTTAGTAACAATCCGTTTATGGGAGAGGAAAGGGTACATACCACGTGCTCCTTATCGCTTACGGTCTAAGACTTTAAAAGGTCAAAAAACTGGCGGCAACAGGGTGTACACAAGACCTCTCATTGAAACCACGATTGACGAATTTGCCAAACGTGGACTTTTAGGAACTGCTCGTGTAGAGTGGAACCAACACGATGACTTAACAGAAACTTTAGTAAAAACCTGGAAAGCCATCACATCCACCGAGAGCCAATAGGCCTCATTACCTAAAGGAAACAAATGCCAATAACAAAGCCAGCGGTAGAAGCCGCAGACTATCTTGAGGAAGATAGTGCAGAACTCCAACCTAAAGTTGGAACAACAGTGCAAGATGGCTGGGATGCCGCCGAAGCACTACTTAAAGTAGAAACATCTGAGTTCCCTACAGATTTCCGTTTCTCAGAAGAACCACAACTTGTAAAGTTTTTACAAGACCGCCCTTTCGCAACTTACGAACAACACTGGATTGAACGCCCAAAGGGTAAAAAATCTTTTGTTTGTATTGGCGAAACTTGCCCACTCTGCGATGTACTTGGTGACAAGGCTCGTGGAAAATTTGCATTTAACGTACTTGTACTTTCTGGTGGAGAACCAACAGTGCAAGTCCTTACAGCACCGCCTTCCTTAGCACGACAAATCAAGAAGGCTCATGATGATGAGCGCAAGGGACCTCTTGATAAGGAGTTCTGGGAGATTTCTCGACTAGGAACAGGACCAACGACACAATATACCCTCAACTTTGTGCGTGGTCGTGACTTAGCAGAGGAATGGAAGTTGTCGCAAGACACCGTTACTGATGCTGTAGCAAATGCTGTTTTATTTACAGCAGAAGAAGTAGTTCGTGAGACCCCTCGCTCTGAACTTCTAGAGATTGCTCGCTCAATAGCGTAGTACTTCCATAGATAAAGGGGCCTGTAATTCCGTTTCCAGGCCCCTTTATCATTAATCAGAGGGAATTTAAATGAACATCATTACAAATAAAGAACAGTTACAAAAACTTGTTGAGTTTTACTCCAAGGTAGATGGTTTTGCATTTGATGTGGAAACAGTTGGAAAAAACAGAATCCAACCTGTAGTTAATGATGTGCTGTGGATTTCTTTGGCAACAGATGGTCGCACTGATGTAATTCCTATGGGACATCCAAATGGTGATTTTTTACATTGGGATAAAGAAATGTTGTTAAGTGGTCAACGCAAACTTGCGGCTGGCAAAGAAGTTAAAGACACAGATTACTCAAAAAACCAAACAAAGTGGACTCCAGTATTTAGCACACCTCCAGACCAGTTATTACCAGGAGACGTATTTAAAGCATTAAAGCCGTTGTTCTTTAGTGACCAGTTAAAGGTTGGTCATAACATTAAGTTTGACCTTAAATCAATTGCTAAATATTACCGTGGCGTAGTTGCAAAGAAACCTTACTTTGACACAATGATGGCAGCGTTCATCATTGATAACCGCAACCGTGGTTCGTTGGGATTAAAAGATTGTGCTGAAAAATTTTTAAAGATTAAAGTTGAAAAAGGTATTGGAGCAATGGTTGAGGTTCATTCCTTTACTGATGTTGCTCACTATTCAGGGTTAGACGCAGAGGCAACTTGGAAGTTGTACAAGTATTTATCTCCAAAGTTAGAGGGAAGCCTGGCACGTGTATGGCGTTTAGAGATGGACGTTATTGCAGCACTGTGCGACATGGAATTAACAGGTGCTAATTTAGACATGGTTGAACTACAGAACTTAAAAGACCGTTTAGAGATTGACATTGATTTATCAAAAGCCAAAGCATGGAAGTTGGCTGGTAGAGCATTTTCTATGAACTCTGTAAAAGAAAAACAGGAACTATTGTTTTCTCCAAAACCAGAAGGTCGTGGAATTAAACCAAACCTTAAGATTAAAGTAGCCCTTACTGACAAAGGACAAACTATTGTTAGAGCAGGTGAACAACTAACTATTTACCATTACTCAGTATCGGCAGAAGCAATGGAGTTTTATCGTTCTAAAGATGAGTTAGTAGATGCAATTATTGAATATCAAGATTTAAATAAGTTGATGACAACGTATGTAATGCCTTATTTGGGCGGAGAAATTACTCGCACAACAGCAGGTAAGTCTCGTGTTATAGATAAAAAATCACTTCTTATTAACGGTAGAGCGCACACCAACTTTAAATCACATGGAGCAGAAACAGGGCGTTTTTCTAGTACTGACCCAAATTTACAAAATATTCCCAGTGGTGGAGATTACGGTACGTTAATTCGTAACTTGTTTGTTGCTCCCCCAGGATACAAATTAGTAGTTGCTGATTATTCACAGATTGAGCCACGAATCATTGCATCTTTATCTCAAGACCCAGTTGCACTTGATTATTATCGTAAAGGTAAAGACATGTACACCGCTATTGGCGATGTTATGGGTGTAGAACGTAAAGTTGGAAAAATGTTAGTTCTTGCAATTTCTTATGGTGTAGGTCCTGAAAAAATTGCACGAAGCATTGATTGTTCCGAAAAAGAAGCACGAAATTTAATTGACCAATTTTCAGAAGAATTTCACGACATTATTAAATACAAATCAAAGGTAATTAGAACCGCACGAAGTAAGGGCGATATACCTTACGTAGAGACATTGCTTGGGCGTCGCAGGTATTTGCCTGACTTAAAGAGCACCGAAAATGGTCTCAAATTTAGAGCAGAAAGACAAGCATTTAATACCATGATTCAAGGTTCTGCTGCAGATTTAATGAAATTAGCGTTAGTTCGTGCACATTCTTGTTTTATTACAGAACCAGATGTGAATGTCGTATTGACTGTGCATGATGAACTCGTTACAGTTGCACGTGAAGATTTAGCAGAAGAGACAGCCGAAGCAATTCGGGAGTCAATGGAAGGTGTAAAACTTCCAGAGATTATTGTTCCTCTTATTGCTGATGTAAAAATTGTAGACAGATGGGGAGAAGCCAAATGAGTAATTCAGATTGGTGGGCAAAGCAGTTAGGAACTAATGTTCCACAACCTGCACCACGGGTTAACAACCCAATGCCACCTTCGCAACAACCAATGACTCAATATCAAGCACCGCAACAACAACCTCCTGCACCATCAAAGGCTCAAAGTGTTAGTCAAACTCAACCATGTCCTGAGTGTGGTGGTGGAAACTATATGTCTCCTAGCCAAACTGTTGCGTTGCGTTGTTACGATTGTGGTTACCCAATAAGTCAGTCAGGTTCTAGATACGGAGCATTAACTGGCGCTAAAGTAGAGGGCGCAGCAAAAGGCGCAATAGGAAATACAACAGGTGGATTTAATCCAATGCCACAAGGTTACAACTCAGATGGGACTAAGCAGTGATAAATGATGAAGCCCGCAAAGTACTCGCACAACTCAACAAAAAATTTGGAGATGGCGTCGTCGTTCTTGCGTCTGATATTCGCTCTGACATTATCCCTCGTATTACTAGCGGTTCTACTACTCTTGACTACGTTCTGGGCGGTGGTTTTCCTGGTAATCAATGGAATGAATTGGTTGGCGAACCGTCCCACGGTAAAACTGCGCTTGCGCTTAAAACAATTTCTGCAAACCAAAGATTAAATCCTGACTACACCACGGTTTGGGTAGCAGCAGAACAATGGGTTCCAGAATATGCTGCAATGTGCGGTGTAGATACAAGTCGTGTCATTGTTATTGAAACTTCTGTTATGGAAGAGGCATACCAGTCAGTTATTCAATTTGCAGAATCTAAATCTGTAGATGCCATTGTCATTGATTCATTGCCAGCACTATCTCCTGCGCCTGAAATGGCAAAAGATATGGATGAAATGACTGTAGGTCGTGGAGCACTGCTCACCAATAAGTTTTTTCGTGTTGTAGGAACTGCAATGAAACGCAGCCTTACAGAGGATGAACGACCTGTACTTGGTCTCATCATTAATCAGTACCGTATGAAAATTGGAGTAATGCACGGAGACCCTAGAACAACGCCAGGTGGAGAAGGTAAGAATTACGCATTTTTCACTCGTTGCGAAGTTCGTCGTGATGAATGGATTGAAATTGGTCCAAGTGGTAATAAAAATAGAATTGGTCAGCGAATTAAAGTTAGGACACTCAAAAATAAAACTGCGCCACCACAGCGTGTTGCATACTTTGACTTTTATTTTGCAGAAGGTGGCAACTGTGCCCCAGGAGAATACGATTTTGCAAAAGAAATTGCCAGCCTTGCAGTTGTTATGGGTTACATTGAACGCCGTGGTGGATGGTTTTACTACGGTGAGCGTAAGTGGCAAGGTATTGAAAATGTAATTGCAAGTATTCGTGAAGAGATTGATTTCATGGAAGATTTGCGTAAAAAAGTTTTAGAGAACCATGACACACCTGCTGAACTAATAGAAGAAGAAGAGTAGGGCCTAGATTTGAAGACAGAAGGACAGAAGCAATCCAGAAAGCATGAGGACCGTTTAGCCAAGAAGGTAAGCGGGTCACGTACTGCAGCATCTGGAGCATTCTGGTCACGAAAAGGAGATGTGCGGTCAAGCGACCTCTTGATTGAGCACAAGTGGACTGGTAAAAAACAGTGCACTGTAAAATCCGATGTCCTCAAAAAGATTATGAGAGAGGCAATCCTTGACGGGAGAATGCCAGTACTTGGTATTCACCTGGATGGAGAGAATTACGTGATTCTTTCCGAGCATGATTTCCTAGAAATGAGGGAGAAACTAAAGGATGCCTAATACATGTACAACGACGAAGACCCATGGTGGTCGCACGCCCAATGTAAAGGCGCTGCACCTAAGTCTAAGGATGATGAAGATATCTTCTATCCTCCTAGGGATAAGGAACAGTACCGAATCATTGCTGCTAAAGCCAAAGTTTATTGCTTTGGAGAAAATAAAAAGAACCATTGCCCAGTCCGTAAAGAGTGTTTGTGGGATGCGGTTGTCCGTGAAGAACCCCACGGTATTTGGGGCGGCCTCAGTCACCGTGAGAGGAACGCTTTAATTCGTAAGTGGAACAAGACCAAAAAGAAAACTAAACTAACACTTCAAGAATACATCTTTAGTAAGGACTAATAAATGGAAAATGACCTAAAACGCTTTTTAGATGCTAAGAAGCGTGAGCCACGTTTACTCGGTGATATTGAACGACACTTAATGCGCCGTCCACTAGGAGACCGTTCTACAACGGTTCTTCACCCATCTGAAATGATTAAGAACGATTTCTGTTACAAGTATTCGTATTACTTGATGACAGGTGGGGAATCAAAAAACGAGAAGCCAAACCTACGTTTGCAATCAATCTTTGATGAAGGACACGCAATTCACCACAAATGGCAAAACTGGTTTCACGAAATGGGAAACTTGTATGGTCGTTTTGAGTGTAAGCACTGTCACGAATCAGTGACTGGTATTTCTCCTACAGTCTGTGAGAAGTGTGGTGATACCCGTATGGAGTATAAAGAAGTTACTTTGGTTGATGACAAACTCCGTATTGCAGGTCATACAGATGGATGGATTAAGGGAATTGGAAATGATTGCCTCATTGAAATCAAGTCTGTTGGTGCAGGCACATTCCGTTATGAAGCCCCAGAACTTCTTTTAGATAACAATGGAGACATCTTTAAGGCGTTCAACAGTATTAAACGCCCATTTAGAAGTCACTTACTTCAGGGACAGATGTATCTTGAACTGGGTAAGCGTATGTTTGGCGATGAAGCACCAAACGAAATTGTTTTCTTGTATGAACTTAAGGCTGACCAATCGTATAAAGAGTTTACGGTTAAAGCAGATTACGAAATTGTAGACCGAATTTTCTTTAAGGCTGAAAAAGTCATTAAAGCACTTGAAGCAGAAGTTATGCCAGAATGTAACCTCAATCCAGAGGAAGGGTGTAAATCATGCAACTTGATTCCTTAACAGTCCACGACCAGTTGTTAAAGGCAAAGCAACCTGCCTATGACATGGTTAAGTTGCCGCCAGACATTACCGTTCTTTCTAGCGAACAACTGGCAGAAATGTTTACCATTCTTACTGGGTGGGCAGATTACATTGCAAC